TATCAAGCTATCTGGACTTTAGATGGTCCTGTGCCTCCTGATGTTGCACAGGATTTATCTCGTCGAGTAGCCTATCATATTGGCGCAGATAAAAGCGGTTGGGATCTAGAGCAGTTATTACGAGTACCATTCACCAACAACTTTAAGTATGGTGATCCGCAGGAAGTCAAGTTACTCAGAATCCTGCAAACCTCGTATCCTGTCTCTCTGTTTGAGGATATCCCGTATCCTGCGGTACTTAGTCCCAATGGCGATGTTCTCAATGAACGTGCTCTTTATGTTGAGGATACTCCTGACCCTGAAACTCGCCCGCTGTATGAGCATATTCTCTATGCTTACAGACATATCTTAGAGAATCCTCTTAGAGCAGAGAGCAAGGTCTTTAGGGATCTTCACGATAGAGAGCCTTCCGATAGAGAGGACTGGTCCGCTCGACTTTGGCGACTTATTAACATATGCATCGAAATAGGTATGTCTAACGAAGAAACTTTTGTCGTTGGAGAAAGTGCCTCCTGCAACAAGTATTATAGAGATAACCGCCCAATCAGCTATTTGTGGAGAGAAGTTCTTAAGGCAAGAGACAAGCATACAACCGTTGTTGAGATTGCCGGTACTCTCTCGGGTGGTGGCTTAGTAATGCCTAGACTCATCGACGAGGATGAAATCGAAGAGGATAGTTTAGTCGCTCAATACAAAGAGTGGGCAGAAATCGCAACAGACGCTCCTGTTATCTACCACGAGCTTTCATGTTTTATTGCGTTGTCTGCTGTGGTATGTAAAGGTCTTGCTCTCGCTACGTCGTTTGAGCCTAACTTCCGTCCTAATCTTTGGGGACTACTATTAGGAGAGACGACTCTATCTCGTAAGACCACCGCCATGAATCTGGCGATGGATATTGTTACAGAGATAGATCGTGACTTAATCCTCGCAACAGACGGAAGTGCAGAAGGACTGTTAACTGGCATAAGTCGCCGGCCTAGTGAAGTGTCTATCTTTCTAAAGGATGAGGTCAGTGGTTTCTTCGATAGCCTCAATCGTAAAGACTATCTCGCTGGATTCCCCGAAACCCTCACTAAGCTTTACGACGTGCCGAAAATATTACCACGTCTCTTACGGAAAGAAACAATTACCGTCGTCGAGCCATATTTTATATTTTTCGGTGGGGGGATTCGTGACAAGACTTACGGACTTATCACCGATGAATATATTTTATCTGGCTTTATCCCACGGTTCCTCGTCGTTAACAGTGAAAATGATCTCGCAAGATTTAGACCCACTGGTCCTCCGACAACAATTAGCACGGCGAAAAAGGACGCAGTTAAAGATAGGTTCATTAATCTCAAAGAGCGGTATTCCGCACAGGTTCAAGCAAAGATTGGTGAACAAACTATCTGGATCGCCGGTAGAGTCGATGCAAGATTAACCGATGAAGCGTGGAAATTCTTTGGTGAAATAGAAGAAAAGATGAGAGAAGCAGGATCAGAGTCATCTTGGCAGATGTTAGCATTACCAATGCTAACACGTATGTCATTCTCTCTGCTCAAGATGGGTATGCTTATTGCAGCTAGTAGGAGGGAGCCAAACGATAATAACACTCTTACTGTGGAAGTATCTGACCTCAAACAAGCAGCTTTCTACATCCAACAATGGGGTCAACATAGCCTTGATCTTGTTATGGCTTCTGGCAAATCCCAATCTGAGAGAATGGTTGAGAAGGTTATGGATTATGTCCGTCATAGCGATATCAATGGTGTTACGCAATCACAGATTATGCAACGTTTCCGCTTTACGTCGAGAGAGTTTAGGGAAATCAGAGACACAATGGTTGATCGTGGCCTCGTTAAATTGGAACAACGAGGCAGAGGATATACCATTAAACTGATGGAGTATTAAATGACTCGTCCGAAGTCTAAGACTAAGAAGGGACGGACGTTACCAATGAATCGCCCATATACTAACCCTAACGGTGATGGCTCGGATACTAGCATCCCGCCCGACCTAGAGTGGGACGAAGATAATCCACCTGTGGTATTTAACTGTAGCAGGGACTTTACTCACATTCCACAGTGTGATGGTACTTGCGGGTCCACTCAAGTAACACACCTTCAAGTGTTACTCATTAATGAGATGCGTGCGTGGGGTAGATTAGGTTTATCGTATCAAGGATTACCGACAGTATTAGCGGGTGGTCCGTTTAGCGGTATCCATGTTGATCCATTCGACACGGATATGGCGAGGATTGCTATTCAGCAGCTTCTAGTTGAGAAAGGCGTCCTAACCGAGTTAGAACTAGACGAGAAGTTCCGCGAGCTTAAGTATACCCGCATGCAGAAGATGAGAGAAGAGAACGAAGCTAAAGTCAAGGAAATGAAAACTCGTGCCGCGTTAGGTCTTAATCCTAATCAGCCTATCCTCGGTCCTGATGGTAGACCTATCCAGTAATGAAAGTCTATCTTAGTGGTAGAATCAAAGATTATCCCAACTTCAATCTTCACTTCAATGCCATAGCTCGCAAGCTTAGAAGCCTTAACTTCTGTGACGTGGTTAGTCCTATTGAGTTAGAGTTTCCGCCGGAAGCGACATATGAGGATTTCATGCGAATAGACTTGCTAGCGTTGTTAGAGTGTGATGCTATTTATATGCTTGATGGTTGGGAAAGAAGTGCTGGGGCTAGGTGTGAACACCTAGTCGCATCAATGACAGGAATGAAAGTATATTACGAAGATGGAAAGAAAACACCCGTTAGCTCATTGTGAAGTTTGCCCGCTTGCGGGCGCTAGTTGCGTACCCTCGTCTGGACCATCAGACAGCGCAATAGCTCTAGTTAGTCGTAGTCCGGGCAAGTACGATGTACTCGCAAAAAGACCGTTCGCAGGTCCGAGTGGTAAGGTATTAGATCACCTACTTAACCAGTATGGAGTAAAACGTGATGAGATCATTACAACGAATGTGGTTCTCTGTGAAACAGATGATCCTCCTATTGAGGCTATTATTGCGTGCAGACCAAGACTTGAAGAAGAACTTAGTAACTGCTCTCTCGTGGTCGCAGCAGGAACAGAAGCAACGATCGCTCTCACTCGTTATAGAGCGGTATTTTCTGCAAGACCGTTCATACATCACAGAACTAGCAGTAAAGGAGTTAAACAACGAGTTATCGTAACGAATAACCCTGCCCTGGTCTTAAGAAATAGTGATGCATACCCCGATATGGTGGAGGACTTTCGTAGGGCATTTGATCCACCTCCGCCAGTAAGATTTCCAGAAGTGGAGATTATTAATGAGCCTTCTAATGGTATCGCTGCGATCGAACGATGGCTCGGCACTAAGTTTAACAGTCCCATTGCATCAGACTTGGAGTGGATCGACTCTGGACCCCGAAGAAATAGTATCGTTGCTGCGGGATTCTCTGCAAGAGGCGAGAAGTCAGTTGTATTTGGTATGGGAGCAATTAACGATGAAAGATTTGCAACCCTCTTACGACGATTTTATGAACGGAGTGACGTTAGATTTATCTGGCACAACGGAAAGGCAGACACTAAAGTCCTCAGAAAGAACGGGATTCACGGATGTGTTGATGAGGATACTTATTTAGCTAGTTATGCACTTGATGAGCGTCCTGGGTATCACGGACTAGAGTATCTGTTATCATCACGATTCGGCTGGCCGGATTACGAACCTCAGTCAGTTAAGCATTTCAAAAAGACGGGGGAGTTTCTTGGAAAAACCCCACAGGAGAGGCGGCGTAGCGAATATGAGCTTTATGAATACAACGGGAGAGATGCTGCTGGTACCTTATTGCTCAATACTTACTTCCAACCACGTATTGATGACGATAACGTCCGCGGACTGTACGATAGATTGCTGCATGCAGGGGAACGATTCATAACTGTAGAGAATGCAGGATTTAACTTCGATGTTGAGGAAGCTTGTAACGTAAACGAGGCCGAAGCTATACCGGCGGTCTATGGTCTTAGGGATCAAATGCGGAAACTGTCAAAGATCCCATTTCTGAATCCTAACTCTGTGCCGCAGATGAAAGCTATTTATTACAATGACTTCCAACTACGGCACAAATTACGTGATACAGGCAAGAAGAAGTTACGTTTTAGCACAGGCAAAGAAGTTAGAGAGGAAATCCTCGAGTGTTTTTTTGAATGTAGAAGAGGTCACCGAGAGAGGTTAGTACGATTCGCAGAGGCACACAAGACGTATGCGAAGATTATTAAGCTTAAGGCAAATTACATCGAAGGTCTAGCGATTAGGACACAAGAAGATGGAAAGCTTTATTGCAACTTTAACCTTGGAGGAACGGTCAGTGGTCGGACCAGTTCTAACAAACCAAACTTCCAAAATATTGCCCGAGAGGGATATGCCGAGATTCCAAGCATTAGAACTTTGTTCCTTTCTTCTCCAGGGAATGTCATCATCTCAGCAGACTATTCCCAGGCTGAGCTACGAACATGCGCTAAGCTTAGCGGAGATGATGCTCTCTTGGGCATATACAGGGATAGTACCCGAAGTTTGCATAAAGAGCGAGCAGCCTCCTTCTACGGTGAGAATTACACTTACGAGCAATACGTAAGATCGAAGAACATTAACTTCGGCGTGACATATGGACAAAGCCCCGAAGCTTTTGCACAGATGTACCATATGCCTGTGGAGGAAGCTAAAGAATACGTCGATAGCTGGTGGAGAGAATTCACACAACTAAAGGAGTGGAC